TATCTGGTATTAGCGGTGCAATATACTTTGGATATGACGCAATAAAGCGTTTTGAAATTGTGGAAGAAAGCAATGGAGCTTACTCTACTAGTATATCAGAACTATCTACTATTGATGGTGACTTTAATAGTCGCATACAATCACTAGAACAAGCAATGCAGGATAACGATGTTAGGGGATTAGCCCCTAAGCTATCTGAAATAAGTACACAAATGAACGCTATACTTGACCAACAAAAAGAATTACTTGATTTGAGAAGCAAGGTCGAAAAGTCTGAAACTATTACAGAAGGGCTTGGAGACAAACTCGACTTGTATAATAATGAGATTGAGGATTTGTGGAAGGCTTTTGACGAGGCTGTCAAGAACCCGCTAAAATAAGCACAAGGAAAAATAAATGTTTAAAGGTTTATTCAAAAATGTAGTCGGCACTATTGTACCTACGCTTGGTGCAGCAGTCGGTGGTCCGCTTGGCGGCATGGCGACAAAGGTTATTGCGGATGCGCTTGGCTGCGGCGATAATGAAAAAGATATTGAAAAAGCTATACAAACAGCAACACCAGAACAGTTATTGGAATTGAAAAAAGCTGAGAAGCAATTTGACATTCAAATGAAAGAGCTTGACGTTGATATTTTTGCGTTAGAAACCGCTGACAAACAGGATGCTCGGAATCATTTTTCCAAAGATTGGACTGCTAGGCTAGTTGGTTTAGTGGTCGTTGGTGGTTTTATGGGCTACATCTTCTTGGTAACATTGCAGCCGCCAGAGCAAAATAGCGAGGCTTTAATTAATTTGGTTCTTGGTTACCTAGGTGGTTTAGCTTCAGCAATCATAAGTTTTTATTTTGGTGCATCACAAGGGCAAGAAAAAAATGAATAAGCTAATTGAACAATTAAAGATACACGAAGGTGTAAAGTTAAAACCTTATAAATGCAGTGCTGGAAAGCTCACAATCGGTGTGGGAAAAAATATTGAGGACAACGGAATAACCCTTGAAGAGGCTGAGTATCTTTTACAGAATGACATTGCAGAGGCAACAAGGCAACTGCTACACGCCTTCCCTTGGATGAAGGATTTTAATGATGCACGAATAAGTGCCATGATAAATTTCACTTTTAATGTCGGCATTGGCACAGTCAAGAAATTTGAGAAGGCACTTACTGCTATGCAAGAGGGTAACTTTGAATTGGCAGCAGACGAGATGATGGACAGCCGATGGGCCAGACAAGTAGGCAATCGTGCAGTAGAAGTTACGGAACAAATTAGAACAGGTAAGTGGAATACATAATGGCTACGACTAAGTATAATAAAATAAAAACATCTACTGTAACTAAAAAGTATAATAAATTAACTGATGCCTTTTTAAAAAGTGCTCTTTTGTCAGACTCTTCTTTAAGTTTAAAAGACAGAAGAAATATTAAAGCAGAATTAAATCGTAGAGGCAAACCTGCTCCAGAACCAGTTACAGCAGCTAAAGGTGGCGACATAAAGAAAAAAAGTAAAGATGATGTAACTGTCATTTCTATCGGCATAAGTTCTATGCCAAAAAGTAAATTAAAGAAAATAAAAAAGGGCATGATGCGTGGAGGCAAGGCAAACGGTAAAGAGCATATGTATGCAGCCGGGGGTTCTGTTTCAGATAATCTACCTAATAAAGGTTTAAAGAATTTAGCTAAGTCAGATAAAGGCAAACAAGCTGTTCGTAAAATGGGCTTTGACGTTTAGCCGTGCATCCAGTAGAACAAGATGTACGCAAGTGGTCTAATGAGTTTTTAGAAATACCACAGGAAAGACTTAACGGACTTGCTCCTTGTCCATATGCTAAACAAGCTTGGATAGAAGATAAAGTAACTTTTAGTATTGATACTGGATTAGACGGACTAGTTGAAGAAGTTAGTAAGTTTGATTCACATAAGTATGATATAGTTGTGTGGGCAAGTACTGTATTACCAGAAGTAGATTATTTAGATGGCTTCTGTGATGGTATGAATGAAGCATTAGCAGCTACCGGAAAAGATATGCACCTCATGGTATTTCATCCAGAGTACGATGCAGAAGAAGCCGGATTAGAATTTTTAATAGATGACAGTGTGTCAGATACAAACTTAGAATACTGTATGGTGTTTATACAGAAGTTATCCCTGCTTGATGATGCCTCATTAAGTTTAGAAAAGTCAGGATACTACACCCACTTTCCTGATGATGTTTACAACAGTTTAGTTACAGAAAGAAGGAAGTTACGTAATGCAAAAGAAAATTAAAAAGGTTAAAGCTGCCAAAAAGAAAATGCGTGGAGGCGGAATGGTCAAAGCTGCCAAGAAGAAGATGCAGAGTGGCGGGACGGTTGCACTCAGTGATAAAACACTACGAAAAGCAGAGTCTAGTATTATTAAGGGTAAGCCAAAATTGACAGAAAAACAAAAGACGGTGGTATTTAATAGAGAACTCAAAAGCTTGCGCGAGGAGTCTAGAAATAGGGAAAATTTCAAGAATAAAATCCTTGAAGATTTTGCTAAAAGAGTTGATGAGTATAATAAGAAACACCCTCCGATGATGCCTACGGATTACTTAAAATTCGTCTCTCCTAAATTAAGGAAAAAGTTTGAAGATAGCCTGACGAAGCCTGCCGTATCTAAAAAGAAAAAGCCACCACAGCAAATGATGCGTGGCGGTGCTGTTAAAAAGAAGATGCGTGGCGGTGGAATGGTCAAAGCCGCTAAGAAGAAAATGATGCGTGGCGGAATGGCTAAGAAAAAAAGGTAGTGCTGTATGTTGATGATTCGGAAATACATGGACAAGGTGTCTTCGCAGCTAAAGAATACTCTGTGGGGGATACGATTGAACTATGCCCTTATCTTGTCACAGATGACGAAGACTTGGGAAAAGATAGTATCTTGCACGATTACATCTTTCAATCGCCTAATCCAGACAGTAAAGAATATCTTATCCCGCTTGGTTACGCTATGGTCTACAATCACAGCGAAAGTCCAAACGCTGAGTGGGAAGTTTATGAAGAAGATTACCGGTTTGTTAGATTCTTTGCCTTGGAAAAAATAAGTAAGGGCGAAGAAATATTGCACAGCTATGGCACAGAATATTGGGAAAGTAGATAATGAGTATCACACATTATCCTGAAGTAGTTACATTTGGCGGTGGAGTTGGAGATTATCCATATCCCTTACAAGTATCTCGTGGATTAGTCGAAGGACATAAACGAGTATTTAAGTTTGGGTACAACGCAGAAATACAAGACGTAGAAGAAACTATTTGGGAGAATGGTGGCATCTATGCGTACCCATCTAGTGCAGTTGCCATGACAGTTACTAGTGCATCCGGGGCTACAGACAATGGTGTTCTTGTTACTGTGCAAGGACTAGATAGTAGCTACAATGAAATATCTGAAGAGGTTACTCTTGCGGGTTCTGGTACGGCTACTACCACATCAACTTTCTTAAGAGTGTATAGAGGTTTTATTTCAGGCTCTACAGAACCGGATGGTGTTATTTCAATTGCTAATGGCGGCACTACATATGCTAGTATCAATGGTGACCATCAAACTTTAATGGCATTATGGACTGTTCCTGCAGGCTATACTGCTTATTTATTTCAGTACGATGTTACAGCATTTACTGAACAAAATAACAAAGTTGCAACAATTAGAATTTTAACTCGTGAGTTAAACGGGGTATTTAGAACCCAACATATTTTTGATACTTTCCAAGCTTCTTTTCATCAAGCTATAGAAGCACCTATTCCAATACCAGAAAAAACAGACATTGAATTTAGGGCAATTGCTTCTAGTAGTAATGCAAATTTAAAACTATCAGCAGCTTTTGATATTATATATATAGCGAATACAGCACCATGAACCCAACAAAAAATCGTACCGTAGGCGTAGAGCTAACGACAGCTAATCAAGATTTGTACACTGTTCCGGCTAAATACGAAACAAACATTAAAAGTATTTACGTAAATAATGCTTCTAGTAGTTCGGTTTCTTTTAGTCTAGATTGGTATGACAGTCAAACTTCTACTTATCATACTATGGCAGAAACAGTCAATCTTGTTCCTAATAGCCTTCTTCAAATTACTGAAAGTATGTGGCTATACAAAGCAGATAAATTTAGGGGCCTAGCTAGTGCTAACAGCGCAGTAACTATAATCTTTAATGTTGAAGAAGCATACATTCCTCAAAGGAGTTAAATATGCCAGTAGCTAAACGTAAAGCTAAAAAGAAAAGTACCGTCAATTCCGCAGGCAACTATACAAAGCCTACTATGCGAAAGAATTTATTTAATAGAATAAAAGCAGGTACTAAAGGTGGTAAGGCCGGACAATGGTCTGCTCGTAAAGCACAGATGCTTGCTAAACAGTATAAAGCAAAAGGTGGCGGATATAAGTAATGGCACTATCTAAATCACAAAAGTCTTTAAATAAATGGACTAGAGAAGAGTGGGGCACTAAATCTGGAAAACCCTCTACTCAAGGAAAGTCTGCGACAGGTGAAAGGTACTTACCTAAAAAAGCCATAAAAGCCTTGACAAGTTCGGAGTACTCTGCTACAACTAGAGCAAAACGAGAAGGCACAGCTAAAGGTAAGCAGTTTGTAAAGCAACCTAAAAACATTGCAAAGAAAGCTGCGAAGTTTAGACGAGGCTAATAAAATTAAATACATTAATAGGGTTGACACCCGTTACATGAGATAGTATAATGCCAAGAGAATTAAGCGAAAAACAAAAAACATTACTTGCAGTATTATTTGAAGAAGCAGGCGGAGATATTATCGCAGCTAAAAAACTTGCAGGTTATTCTGACAGCACTAATACTTCTGAGATAGTCAAAGGACTTAAAGAAGAAATATTGGAAGCTACTCAAATGTATATGGCACGTAATGCACCTAAAGCTGCAATGGCTATGGTGGGTGGTTTATTTGACCCTACTGAATTGGGTATTAAAGATAAACTATCTGCGGCTAAAGAATTATTAGACCGCACTGGCATTGTAAAAACAGATAAAGTACAAGTAGAAGCTACGGGTGGAGTAATGTTAATGCCGCCTAAAGCTGCTGTAGTAGAAGAAGACGATGACTAAAAGTATAGGTAAGTGGAAACTTCCACAACCAACAGACATTAAAGACGAAAACGAATGGGTACAAATCCCTCGTATTGCACGTACCGTACCTTTCGGATATATAGTTAATGAAGACGACCCCCAAATTCTTGACCCAATACCTATCGAACTGGACTTGCTTGAGAAGGCAAGAAAATTTATAAAGCAATACTCATATCGTGAAGTAGCTAATTGGCTTAGTACTAATTCCAATAGATACATTTCTCACGTAGGGTTAAGAAAACGGTTACAGAATGAGCGACAGCGTAAGAACCAAGCTAAAAGCCTCCGTGAGTGGGCAGCGTATGCGGAAAAAGCAATCCGTAAAGCGGAAACCCTCGAAGAAAAAAGAACGGGTGCAAAAGAAGCAGTCTCCTAAACCAGAAGTTAAAGTGGTTGAGTATGAGACACAGGCTATTGAAGAAACAGCCAATGTATTATTTAAACCTAACACCGGACCACAAACAGATTTTCTAGCAGCTAGTGAGAGAGAAGTACTGTACGGGGGAAGTGCCGGTGGTGGTAAAAGTTATGCGATGTTAGCGGACCCCCTTCGTTACATGGGCCATCCACAATTTAGTGGATTACTTCTTCGACATACCACAGAGGAACTTCGTGAACTTATCTTCAAGTCACAAGAGTTGTATCCGAAGATATGGCCCGGCATAAAATGGTCTGAGCGTAAGATGCAATGGACCGCTCCTTCGGGAGCAAGATTATGGATGTCTTACCTTGATAGAGATGATGACGTATTACGCTATCAAGGTTTGGCATTTAGTTGGATAGGCTTTGACGAACTAACGCAGTGGTCTAGCGAATACGCATGGAATTACATGCGAAGTCGTTTGCGCTCTACTGCTCCTGACTTACCTATCTTTATGAGAGCAACGACTAACCCCGGTGGTAGGGGACATGCGTGGGTTAAGAAAACATTTATTGACCCTGCTCCTTATAACACAGCATTTGATGCTACGGATAATGAAACCGGAGAAGTCTTGCGGTATCCTGCCGGCCACGTTAAGGCAGGGAAGCCTTTGTTTAAAAGGCGTTTCATACCGGCAAGGCTATCAGATAACCCACACCTTTCTGAGGGTGGTGACTATGAAGCAATGCTACTGTCACTTCCTGAACAACAAAGAAGACAGTTGTTGGAAGGCGATTGGGACATCAAAGAAGGTGCAGCCTTTACTGAGTTCAATCGTGACATACATGTAGTTGAGCCTTTTGAAATACCTTCTAATTGGGTTAAGTTTAGAGCATGTGACTATGGGTATGGAAGTTGGAGTGGCGTTCTGTGGATAGCAGTAGCTCCTTCCCAACAACTTATTGTGTATCGTGAGCACTATGTAACTAAAGTATTGGCTACTGATTTAGCAGACCAGATACTTGATTTAGAGGCAGGCGATGGAAACATTAAGTATGGCGTACTTGATAGTTCTCTTTGGCATAAACGTGGAGATACTGGCCCTAGCCTAGCAGAACAGATGATACAAAAGGGTTGTCGTTGGCGACCCTCAGACAGAAGTAAAGGCAGTCGTGTTGCCGGTAAAAACGAAATACACAGAAGATTACAAGTAGACGAGCACACAGAAGAACCTAGACTTGTATTCTTTAATACTTGCACTAATATAATTTCACAACTACCTTCACTACCAATAGACAAGAAAAATTCAGAAGATATTGATACTACTTCAGAAGACCACTTGTATGATGCTTTAAGATATGGTATAATGTCACGACCTAAATTTAGCATATTTGATTACGACCCATATGGTCACACAAGTCAACAATACGTAGCTGATTCAACCTTTGGATACTAAATATGGCAGAAGACGAAATTTTAATTGAAGACGAAGCGATAGCGTTAGATGATGCAGAAGATACTTCTTATGACGATACTCCTGCTGAAAATATTATTCCCTATATTATGGAACGCTATCAAAAGGCAGAAGACTACAGGCAGCAAGATGAAGACCGTTGGTTAAGTTCTTATAGAAACTACCGTGGTTTATACGGACCTGATGTACAGTTTACTGAAGTTGAAAAGTCTCGTGTATTTATTAAGGTAACAAAGACAAAAACATTAGCAGCCTACGGTCAAATCGTAGATGTACTTTTTGCTAACAATAAGTTTCCTCTTTCTATTGACCCTACTGAATTACCAGATGGTGTAGTAGAGTCAGTTAACTTTGACACTCAGCCTGTTCCTCCGGGAGCAGAAGAAGCTATGCAAGAGCCTAGCATGGAAAGCCCTTATGGTTTTAATGGGGACGGTAAAGAGTTAGAGGCAGGTGCTACTATAAAAACTTTACAAGAAAAGTTAGGTCCTCTTGCAGATAAACTTAGTCCTGTAGAAGACAAACTTAAAGAAGGTCCTGCTACAGTTCCTAGTGCGGTTGAGTTTAGTCCTGCAATGATTGCAGCTAAGAAAATGCAAAAGAAAATTCATGACCAACTAGAAGAGTCTGGTGCTAATAAAAACTTACGCAGTAGTGCATTTGAACTAGCTCTGTTTGGTACAGGGATTATGAAAGGTCCTTTTGCTACAGATAAAGAATATCCTAATTGGGATGACGAAGGTGAATACTCACCTATATTTAAAACAATCCCACAAGTTTCTCACGTTTCAGTGTGGAATTTTTATCCTGACCCCGATGCAAATAACATGGACGAAGTTCAGTATGTAATTGAAAGACATAAACTGTCTCGCACACAATTGCGTAATCTGAAGAAACGTCCATACTTCCGTGATAATGTTATTGATAGCTGTATTGAGATAGGTGAAAATTATACTAAGAAGTATTGGGAAGATGATTTAGCTGACTATGCTCCTGAGCATGGTATAGATAGATTTGAAGTGCTAGAATACTGGGGTATGGTTGATACTGAAATGCTTGAAGAGCAGAATGTAGAAATACCAAAAGAGTTGCAAGGCTTTGACGAGCTACAAGCAAACGTATGGATATGTAACAATAAAGTTATTCGCATGGTTCTTAATCCGTTTAAGCCTGCAAAAATTCCATATGCTGCTGCTCCATTTGAGCTTAACCCATACTCATTCTTTGGTATTGGTATTGCGGAGAACATGGAAGATACGCAGACACTAATGAATGGTTTCATGCGTATGGCAGTAGATAATGCTGTTCTATCCGGTAACTTGCTTATTGAGGTAGACGAAACTAACCTAGCACCGGGACAAGACTTATCTGTGTATCCGGGTAAGGTATTCCGCAGACAGGGTGGTGCACCGGGACAAGCTATCTTTGGTACTAAGTATCCAAATGTCTCTAGCGAAAACATGATGATGTTTGATAAAGCTAGACAGCTATCTGATGAAAGCACAGGACTACCGTCTTTCGCACATGGTCAGACAGGTGTATCTGGAGTAGGCCGTACTGCTAGTGGTATTAGTATGCTTATGAACGCAGCTAGTGGCAGCATTAAGAATGTTATTAAGAATGTAGACGACTACTTGTTACGGCCTCTTGGTGAAGGTTTCTTCCGCTTTAACATGCAGTTTGATTTTGACCCAAGTATTAAAGGTGACTTAGAAGTTAAGGCACGGGGCACAGAAAGTTTGATGGCTAACGAAGTACGTAGCCAAAGACTTATGCAGTTTTTACAGATTGCAAGTAGTCCTGCTCTTGCTCCGTTTGCTAAGTTCCCATATATTATTCGTGAGATTGCGAAGTCAATGGACCTTGACCCTGAGAAAGTTACAAACAGTATGGGTGATGCTGCACTACAAGCAGAGATTTTAAAAGGCTTCCAAATGCAACAGCAGCCACCAGAAGGGCAAGGTGCTCCCGCAGGAGCAGATGCTATGGATACTAGTGGAGCAGGTGGCGGAAACATAGGTGTAGGACAGGCTCCTGTACCGGGTGAACAAGGATTTAGTGGAAACAATGGACAAGCAAATACTGGGCCGACTGAAGCCCCTAGCAACCAACAACCGCCAGTGGCAGGCGTTTAACGATTATCTTGATGCAACTATAACACAGCAGCACAAAGCACTTGAGCAAGCAGATAATACAGTTATTATGCATCGTGCTCAAGGAGCTATTACGACATTAAGAAAATTAAAACTATTAAGAGATGAAGTAATAAATAATGGCTAACCAAGAAACTCGTTCTATTAGCAACGATGAAATTACAAAACATCATTTTAGAAATTTGGCCAATGGTACAGCCGTTCGTAATAAAGATGGTAGTGTTTCTACTGTGTACACTAGACAGGTTGACTTACCTAATCAAAAAGGAAAAAAAGTTCCTACTTTAATTCCTTCTGTGTATGATGGAAAAATCTTAAGCGAAAAAGAAGCGGTAGAACGTGCGGTAAGTAGCGGACTAACTTATCCTACAGCAACTACACATGAAGAACTTAGAGAGTTTGATAAACGGATACACGAAGATATGAAGGATATACCTGCAGAAGAAGCTGCTAGTATATTAGGGGGACTCAAACCAAAAATGAATGAGGGCGGAATGGCTAAACAAATGGAAATGTTTGATACAGAAGAAGTGACTAGTGCAGAAGTGCCCACAGAAGAAGGTGGTCTTATGGACGAAGGTGGTGCTATTGATGAAGTATCTGGTAACGATGTTCCAGTAGGTTCGCTTAAAGAGGAAGTACGTGACGATATTCCTGCACAGTTAAGTGAAGGTGAGTTTGTGCTACCTGCTGACGTTGTGCGCTATCATGGTTTAGATAAGATTATGAGACTTCGTGACGAAGCAAAAATAGGACTTGCTCGCATGGAAGCTATGGGACAAATGGGTAATTCAGAAGAAGCGGTACTTCCAGACGATACTCCCTTTAGTTTAGATGACCTTGACTTAGAAGAAGATGCAGTTGCAAACGATACACTAGAAATGAATGTCGGTGGTTTAGTGCCACAACAACAACCTTATGGCGTTGTTCAACCCTTTCAAGTAGGTACACCTAATTATGCAACAGGCACATATCAAATGCCCTCTGCCTTTGCTAATTACCAACAGCAATTTGTTCAGCCTGCACCTGTGCAACAACCACAAATTAATACTGCTCCTATTCAACCATTAGTGCCAACCTACACACAAGAAGTGCCAGAACAAAGACAGTATAATTTTTCAGAGTTAATGCCTAGAACAGTAGATATGGAAACTAAAAATGCATTAGGTAGAACTACTGCAGGAAACATAGATTACTCTAATTCTTTATACAGTGGTACTAGATTAGGAGATGAGAAAAAAGGTAGTAGTGTTGTTGGTGATGTAGCTAAAACAGCAGCAGTTGGTTATGGACTGACGAAGCTAGGTGTAGATAACTTTATAGGTAGCGGTGTTGAAAAAGGTATTGCTAAAGCAGGTACTTTCCTTAAAGGTTTAAGTGCAAAATCCGCTGTTGCTCCGGGGTTTACAGCAGCAGCTACAGATGGTTCTCTTAAATTAGCTCCTGTAGTAGTTGAAAAGCTTTTAACTCCTGCACAATTAAGTAGTAAAGCATATGCAGATGCTTTGCTCGCTAAATTAACGAGTAAGGGTATTATAGGTAAAACGGCAGGAGCTAAAACTCTTGGAGCAAAACTGAGTGCAGCAGCAGCTCCTGCTTTTGCAGCGGCAGTAACTGCATTTGCTTTATATGAAGGTTTGTTTGGCATGGAAAGTGCGGCAGACAGAATGAGGAAATATCATAAAGGACTAGATAAAAAACGATTAGAGGATTCTGGTTTTTATGCATATAGAGATGCTATTGAAAGTTTTACCGGCATGGACTATGGAGATTACATTAAAAGTATAACTCCTCCAAGAAATCCATATCAAAGGGCTACAGACAATTTGCCTAAAACCGATGATGGTTTTCAAGAAGAAGAAATGTTAATGAATTATTATAAGAATACTGCTCGTGGTCAAAAAGAAATGTCAAACTTTTACGCTGCAAACCCTAAGTTCTTTACACCAACAGGTGAGAGAGTATTCCCTGAAGGTCCACTAGGAGACATGCAAAGAGCCGCTCAAGAGTATCGTCAGTCAGGCGGTAAGCGTGGACTATCACCAATGCAGATAGTAAATCAAATGGCTAAAGATGAAAAATTACTAGACGCTATGGAAAATCATCCTGAAGCTTTTAAAGAAGCTATTGCAGTGGGTAGTCAATCTGTAACAGAAGAAGATGTAGCAGAGATACAGGCTGCTACAGAAAAAAACCCACAGGCATAAAGTATTCTAAACTGTCTACCAATAAAGGTATTACAGTTAGACAACGTGAACTAACGACACGATATTCGTTAGATTAACTGGCTTACCCACCCCCCTCAACCGGCTACGGTGGCCCCATAAGGAGTAAGAAAATGGCAGAACCTGCTATTATGGCTGAAGAAATGCAGTCACCTAAAAAAGTTGCGTTTGCAAATCGTAAATATACTAACGAAGAAAAACGCAAAATGGAAGAAGAAGAACTAGAGCAACTAATTAAAGAGCAACGTGGCGAAACGGAAGAAACAGCTACAGACACAAAAGAAGTTGCGGAAGAAGCACAAGAAGCTGAACCCACTAGCGCAGAAGAAAAGACATTTAAAAAGCGTTACGGTGACTTGCGAAGACACACTCAAGAAAAAGAAAAGAAGTTTCAGTCTGAATTAGACGAACTTAAAAAGCAATTAGACAGTGCCACACGTAAAGAGATAAAACTTCCTACCTCTGAAGAAGACTTAGAGAAGTGGAGTGCAGAGTATCCAGATGTAGCAGCAATCGTTGAGACTATTGCCATTAAGAAAGCTAAAGAGCAATCCAAAGCTTTAGAGGGCAGAATAAAAGCAGTAGACGAAATGCAGTACAATGCACAAAAAGAAAAAGCGGAAGCAGAGCTTATACAATTACACCCGGACTTTGGGGAAATTCGTGACAGTGATGACTTCCACAATTGGGCAGAAGAACAACCACAATGGGTTCAGAACGCCTTATATGAAAATGATAATGATGCTAGGTCTGCTGCAAGAGCAATAGACTTGTATAAAGCCGATAGAGATATTACAACTAAAAAATCTTCTAATGGCAAAGATGCAGCAAAATCAGTTAACTCTCGTAACAGTCGTAGTAAACCTCAAGAGAATGAGTCATCTACATACTTACGTGAGTCTCAAGTTCACAAGATGTCTCCTCAAGAATATGAGAAGAAGTCTGATGAAATTATAGAAGCTATCCGTAGTGGAAAGTTTATCTATGATATGTCTGGTTCAGCCAGATAAAAAGTGTTGACAAATAGTTATGTGTAAGTATAACTAGAGACACTTAGGTGTACCTGTGTTGCGCAACATGGGTACACTTAATACCGCAAACAATCTCAGTCTTACGGATTACCTGACAAGCATGGCCCGTTGAATATTTGGTTGGCCGACTAAATACAATACGCACCCATAGTAACTCAGCCTCCTATATAGTCTGGTGAGTTTGCATCTGTTAAATAACCCGTCCAATTCCGGACAAAACTACCAATCTAGGAGAAACTATTATGGCTTTTAATTCAGCCTCTGGTTATAACAATCTTCCTAACGGTAACTTTTCTCCCGTTATTTACAGCAAACAGGTGCAACTTGCTTTCCGCAAGGCCGCTGTTTGTGAAGCAATTACCAACAACGATTACTTTGGTGAAATTGCTGCAATGGGTGATTCCGTTAAGATTATTAAAGAACCGGAAATCACAGTAAAGGCTTATGAGCGTGGTACAACTATCACACCACAAGACCTTGACGATGAAGACTTCAATCTAACTATCGACAAAGCAAACTACTTTGCATTTAAAGTCGATGACATTGAAGAAGCACACAGCCACGTAAACTTCCAATCACTTGCAAGTGACCGTGCTGCGTACCGCCTCGCTGACCAATTTGACCAAGACGTTCTTGGCTATCTTGCCGGCTTTAAACAATCTGCCCTACATGGTTCTGCAGACACCGTTAACGATGTTGTTAATGGTTCTAAAGCAGTATCAACTGCAGGTTCAGATGAATTACTTGCAAGCATGAAGTTAGATGCTAGCGACTTTAACAGTGGTACTGGTGGACAAGCTATTGCTATTCTTCCACGTACAGGTTCAGGTGCTGCTCCAACAAACGCAGGTGATGCAAACCCACTACAAGTTATTGCTCGTATGGCCCGTAAGCTTGACCAACAAAATGTTGACTCACAAGGCCGTTGGCTTGTTCTTGACCCAGTATTCATCGAAGTATTGAAAGACGAAGACTCTCGTCTATTTAATGCTGACTTCGGTGGTTCAGGTCTAATGAACGGCATTGTTAGCAATAACATTCATGGTTTTACTGTGTATGCATCAAACAATCTACCATCAGTAGGTACTGGTTCTTCTTTCGCAGGAGCAAACAGTGCAGTTAACTACGGTGCGATTGTTGCAGGACACTCTTCTGCTGTTGCAACTGCAGAGCAGATTAATAAAACCGAAACATACCGTGACCCTGACAGCTTTGCTGACATCGTTCGTGGTATGCATTTGTATGGCCGTAAGATTCTTCGTCCTGAAGGTCTTGTGAATGCCATCTATCACTTAGCATAAAGGGAGTTGAGATATGACTGCATATACAGCCGCTGATAACGTAGCCCGTGGGAATGATGCCCGTGGTCGTAAGCCTTATCTAATTCAAAACACTCTCGACATTGCTGCACAAATCGCAGTTAATGGTGCTGACTATGGAGCCGGTGACACAGAAACAATGCTTAATGTACCAAAAGGTACAGCTATTCTTTCTGCGGGTGTTGAAGTTGTTACTTCAGCCACTGGTACTACAGGCACTGTTGACTTAG